CCTCTCTCCCAGCAAGGTTGGTCTAACCTTTGATCGCGACGTGAAACGTGGTCCAACGTAACTACCGTAGCAGTTGACTGTGCCGTTCTCGAGCCACCTGAGAGGTGAGTGCTGATTCAACGCCCCGATCACCTTCTTGCGGGAAGAGGCGCTGATCATTGGCGTCGCGCACTGGATGACTGGTGCGCGGAAGTGTTTGTACGCTCTATCTACAACCTCAGAATCAAGCGCCGTCGACCACACCTGGCTATCGCGTCCCATGAGATGCAAGCCAAGAACAGCACAAGTCGGTTTGTGACTGATTAGCGCTGAGCCGCAGTCACCTACAACGGTAGGTGTCTCTGCAAGACCACCCCACGCCGGCAACACGACCCCTAGCTCGGCCACAGTAACTTCAGCGTACTGGACACACTTTACAGTGTTGATCTTGGTAGCGATGTTCTTGTCCCTAGTAACGTATGCGGCTGTGTAGCCGCCACGCAGAGTAGGACGAGCAATGAGCTTCCGAAGATCGCGCTTGGTTTCCCAGCTGTACACTTCAAAAAAGGCCAAATCACGCTCTGGAATCCGAAAGATGTCCGACTGACGCAACTTGAACGTGACGTTTGGAGACGCCCCTTGCAAATGCGGCATAACAGAGAGAGTGATCTCATACTCATCGTCACCAAAGAGCGTGTGGTTGTTCACCACCCACAGATGACCACCAGGACTGAATGCGTTGCCTTCACGAGCCTTGATGCCATTTGACGCCTTTATACGCGATGGATTGCGCTCAACGATCTTCAAGACCTGCTCCAACGGAAGATCGGCAAATGATGCGTTAACGTCAGTGCGATCAAACGTGGAGGTTTGATAGTCATCACGCTTCCACACATTCTCCTTCTCAGTGCGTGCGAATTGCGAACCATCAACGCTCAGTCGAAGACCTTGAACTTCCTCCTTGGGCGTGGTCACTTTCTGGAAGAGCCCATAAGCCACGACCAAGGCCGTGACAGCACCAAGACCAGCTAGCACCTTGCGCCAACGAGTAGAAATGAAACCACTGTGAGCCATATCTCCCATCCATTCAGCACTCGCTCGACTATCGCTGGAGCGCAGCAGAACCTTCTTCACTGCCCAACGTGCGAATCGCCACTCCATGGCTCGGTGTGTCCACTCTCGAATAGTGGGCGACGAGCAATAAATGGCGAGGTACTTGTCAATAGTCCAGGTAATGGCGCGCTCTCTCCAACTTACACAGCGAGCTGCGGACCGAGCAACAATCTCAGCCAGAACTTCGGCCATCTCAACATCTGATGCTTGAAGTTTTGGCGCCACGACTCCAGCTACCACTCGCACGGGAGTCGCAATTTGGCGAATACGTCCGTGGCGATCGCTGTAGGTAGCTAGTCTCACGTAGTTGTGCTCGTCGCTCGTGTTCTGGTAAACGAATCGCTCCTCGACCGTGATGTCTTCATCGATGATGCGGCTTGTGAAATCTTGTCCCAACTGACAATACGCTGGCAAAGCGTACTCTCGCGTTTGTAGCTCGGGTTCAGCTTCACTACTTCCGGCTAGACTCAGGACATCATCTC